CTGTAGTAAATCTCCTGTAAAACCTAAATACTTTTGTGCTGTATCATTATCGTAGCCCATCATTTTTGCATAATAATCGGCTTCAACACTTTTCATTGCAGCATTTGCATCAGCAGCTTGTTTTGCAGCAAGCTCACCAATCATTAATCTTCTCTCTAACTTTTGTGCTTTTAGTGCATCTTCTCTTTCAAACTTTTTACCTAATGATTGTAAATAAACATCAAGAGCACCCGCAGTTCCTTTGTAAGGGGTTCTAGCATTAAACATATCCACCATGAATCGAGTAAACTTACGACCAGCAGTGCTATCTTCAATGGGTCCTACAGCCTCTTCAATGATTGCTTTGAATTCATCAGGTGTATATCTTTTGCCAATTCCTAATGCTTGAGCATAAGCATCCATGTTTAACTTTTGTTGTTGCTGTACAGGAAGTAATTGACCTGCATACATATTCGCATAGTAATTGAATGTATTGGTATCTTGCACCATTTGTGCAGCAGCTTCTGCAGATATCTGATCTTTTTGTTGTTTTTCTGTGTTGTAGTCGACGATGTTCTGGGCTTCTTCAAAAGGTTTGTAAGGTTCAAATGTAATAGAACCACCTTCTGGTTGAAAGCCTTTGAGTACGTCAAATCCTGATTCGCTCATCACGTACTCCTATCAAAAAAGACTCTGTATTCCTGTTAATAGAGGATTAAAAATCTGTGCTGTTGATGACTGATCATAAGTCGGAAAACCACCAAGAATACCAGACTGAAATTGTAAAGCTTGAAATGGTTGTTGATACTGTCTTAATAAATTTTGATAGTCAGCAGTTCTCTCTGCTTGACCAATACCTCTTTCTGTAGCTCCGATACGAGCTAAGGTAGATACATCTCTTTCTGTTACACCAGAGGATATAGGTGCAAACTGACCAAACATTTGACCAATGCCTGTTTGAAGTCTACCAATGTTTCCTAAATTTTGTGCTGCAAGCTGACCACGACGTTGTTGATTCTCAAATGCCTGCATTGCTGCGTTTTGTGCCTGTTGATATCCACTAGACATCAAACCTGCTAAACCTTGTCCTAACTGTCTTTGAAAGCCTGTCATTGCTTCCGCTTCTAACACACCTTCACGACCACCGCCAAAAGCTCCAGCACCTATTGCTTGTGCTGCTCTGCCTTGACGAGAGATATCAAACTGTCTTTGCATCTCTTTTGTATACTCATCAATTACCTGTTGTTGATAAGGATTCATAAATGCTTGTGTAGAAGCAGGATCGAATTGACCAGTTGTACCCTTCGCTTGTGCTGCTGCGTCGGCTGCGGTCAGTGATGCTTGACCAAGAGATCCAACACCCATGCTTAAGTAATCTGGTCTTTGGGCCACGGACTGTCTTGCAGTGTCTAAGGCTTGTTGTTCTGCACCCGAAATCCCTTCTACAGTTTCTTTTGGTAAGGGTGGTAAATCTCTAATAAGATCTTGACCTGACTTCATCAGGTCGCCGTAATACTGTTCTCTTAATTCTTCTAATGTTGCCATTATGCCATCCCTACTCTTTCTCGATACTCTTCAGGTTTTTCTGAATCTGGATCTACTTTGTTCATCATATCATATAAATTATCAACGCCTATTTTTTTTGTTGCTTCTGCAGTTACAACAAACTCACCAGGACTTAACATAACATCAATCTTATCTTCTTTTGGACCACCAGGTCCTGTAAATAAACCATTTGGTTCACCCATTGTTAAACCATAAGAAACTTTATTCATGCCATTGGTAGGATCAGCCCCACCTTTTTTAAAACCTTGAATACCACCTGCTGCTGCCATTGACTGATAAGGACTGTCCTCCATGGCTTTTCTATAAGCAGCTAAATTTACACCAAGGTTGCGTGGATCAATTTGTTGTTGATCATCTTCTGCTGCTGCTGCTGCAAGAAAAGGCACACCTAACTGTGCTGCATTAATTAAAAATTCTGGTGTAGTTACGGCAGTACCAAGCCTACTTAAAAATGTTTCAGGTGCAGCTTTTGCATAATCTTCGGCAGTAAGAGCTGCTCTTAAATCCTCTACACCTCTTGAGGCAGCATCTTGTATATTTTTTGGAACAAGTGTGCGATCTGTTGGTGTCATGTTAGGTGTTTTAAAAGTTGATTTTACACCCTCCATAAACTTACCTTCAGGTGCTCTTAAGCCACCAAGTAAAGCTTGTATGCCTATATTACGTGCAACATTTTCTGGTTTGTCTCCAGCAAGTAAACCTATACCACCTTGTAAAACTGCTGGGTTTGCTAATATAGGTGCAGCTTTTGCTAATGATTGAAACATAGCAGTTTGTGGCAATAAAGCACCAATACCTAATTGCACTATTGGATTTTTAAGTGCTTTCTTTGCTGCTTTAAAAAGGTTCTTTAACATTTTTACTCCGGTAGTGTATGTGCTCCAGCAAATACATTAGGAGCTGTTACGTGAACATCTCTTCTTATATCTGCTTCCGTTGTTTCAGTTTCAGGATTGTCAATGTCTGCCTGACATTCCTCGTGAGAACTATATTCTTGACCTGTTCTGGTGTTAGTGACCGTAGTTTCTACTTTTGCACTATAAACAGGTATCTTTTCACCGTCGATCTCGTCATAACGCAAGATTTTAGGTTCATCTACAATTTTCGCCATACTATAGTTTTATAGGCGAAAAACTAATAAATCAACCGATTATTGAAATCCAATGTTGCCTGAAATTGATACTCTATATTCGTCTGATGTATAAAAAGGATAGACTTGATGATTCATGTTAGCAGGAAACAATGCCATTTTTCCTTCCCATTCTTTGTCCGCTGGTATCACGTGATCTGTTATTTGACCCATTTCATTTGTTAACAAAAAACAAAAATGTCCTGCTCTAATCTCATTTTCTTTCATATGCGGAAAACGTGCTTTTTCATCTTTCATGGTGTAGGGAACTTTATGCCAAATAACAAAACTAAACAATCCGTCATGAACATGCACAGGATTAAACTCATATTTACTTTGATAATTTACCCATAAATTTTGTAGTGTTAGATGAAACTCGTCTGACTTATGCATGGCGCTAATTCTACCAAAATAGTATCTATATTTTTTGAAGTGTTCTTGAATACATAAATCTAAAAAGGGCCATAAGATAGGTTTGCCGTCAGGTATCATATATTCTTTTTGTATATTACCAGCTAAATCAGAATTTGCTTTTTCAGTATGTTCTTTATTAATGACTACATCTAGTTTTTTGGTGATGTCCTCAGGGACAGTTGTAATAAGATACATTACTGTTGTTGTTTAACCTCTAATAGAGATACCTCTATCATAGCTCTTGAAGCTGCGTTTGCTTGTACTTTCATTTTGTCTCCTTCTTGATAGACCATGCTGGTGCTTATAGTATTAGTGTCAGATGCTGATACATCTACTTGAAATATTTGAAAATCTGCAGACCCATCATGATGATCTATATTTACTGTTACAGCGCTAGAACCATCATAATTGTGTGTGTTAATAGATTTAACTATAAACGTTGATACTGGTGTTGGTGGTGTTGCTGCAACATTAGCCGTTGGCACTGTAAATACAGTTGTCAAATCTGTTGTTGTTAAATTTGCGATAAATCTTTTAAATACGTCAGCCACTAAAAAACCATGCCCTTCTTGTAGACTCTTCTTGTGTATCTTGAGTATACTGTGTGTTCAATTGTTGTATCATCTCCTCGAGTTGTCTGGTCATTTCCGCAGCTTGAGCTGCATCATATTCGGGTCTAGGGTCCGGAAATCTTTGTAAGGTTAATTTAGCCATTCCTCATCCTCTTTAGGTATTCCGTTTTTAACGTGTAATTTATATTCTTTTTCATCATCTGATATTAATGAGTCAATTAATGTGTAATACAATATATTATGTGTTTCATTTTTCAATGTAACTTCATCCTCTAATTTAAAATTTTGATGCACCCATTCTTTTGGATGTTTTATTATTAGATGTAAAAAGCCTGATGTTAGTGATATTTGTGACTTTGGCTTCATTCTAATATATTTAACATCTCCATAATAAGCATGTATATTTTCGTAATTCGTTTTTTGGTATGGTTTACTTTTCCATATGTTGTATGTATCTAGAGGACTCATAAGTACAGCTCATTTATATCATTACTATACCATATGGCTAAAACATATCTAAATCCAGATGTTACCTGACTAACACCATGTTTATATTTGCATCCATTAAAAAAAACAGTCTTTCCTGTTTCAGGTTTTACAACAACTTCATTCTCAAAGAATGTTTTGCCTCCAACAAAATCATCATTTAAATATGTAATCGACGTTAATGTAGTCGTATCTCTAGCCTTATCAAAATGAGGAAGTTGTTTTGACCCCTTACTCCACAGCACTAATCTTACACATTCTGGAAAAACAATAATATTTTTTTGTGCTAAAAAAGATAGGTATTGAATACAAAGTTTTTTATGTAAACTTGGTTCCATGTCAGAAAAATCTATTTCCAATACATCTCTAAATTTTACCATATTTGATTTATTAGCTATGATAAATTTAACTAATTCTTGACAAAGATTTTTGTCGAGAAAGTTTTCTTCTATTAGAATCACTAATTAACGTCTGCCGTCTGGTTGCACATCAAAACGTTGTGTTCCTAATCTCCAAGCAGTGCCTGTTGTGTTGGACACAACATTAACAGTAAATTCTCTACCTCTGCCACGTAAACTTACAAACTCTGTTGCGTCTGTAAATGTAGCTGTCTTAATAGTGCTAGTGCTTGTGTTTGGATAATTTTTAAATTCTAATTTAAAGTTTAATGTGCCTGCTTGATTCTGCACGTCAGGTATTAATTTTTGTACAAATAAGAATTCGTTACCTTCACCTATCTCAACTGATCCTGATTTGACAAAAGCTGTCATGGCTGTTCCGTCTGCGTCATTGCCTGTTTCGTGTAAGAACATTTGTGTTGCACCATCTGTTAAGCCAGAAATTGTTTCATTATTGGCCGTGGTCGTTGGTAAGAAGTCTGACGCCACAGGATTCTCATAAACTTCTCTGTCAATCCAAGTCGTTCTATCTAGTGTCCCCGTCCACCAAGTTTGTTCCAAATAATTATAGGCAACAACAGCATTAATTGTGTCTGATCCTGTTCTTGGGTAAAACCACATAATTTCATTAAACTCACCATTATGTCCAACAAAAGCATTTTCAGCACCAGTAACATTAAGATTATCAAAAACAAATTGTTCTACGGTGCATGGTAATTTTTTTACTGTACCATCAAATAAAAAGAATGAGTCTTGAGACATCCAGTATGCTACACCATTTAAATCAAGACCTGCATGTACACCTACGATACCACAATTCTGTCCAAGTTGTCTCAAACCAAATGTAAAAGGTGGACCAATAAATTGCATGGCGTGTAACGATGTATCTGTCCAAACTAAAATCTGACCTCTTGATCTCTCTGCTGCTACAATCCGTGATCCGTCAGCTATTCTCAATGAACCTGCTGTATTTTCTGCGGTAGGTTGATAAGTAGTAATATCTTCTTGATCAGAGAATCTAATTAATAAATCATCTTGTGTATCTGTTGTGCCAATAGTGTTTTCTGTTCCCATAAATACTAAGTGTCTATCGGGTGTGGAGACTAAGCTTAATCTAGATGCTGTTGGTGCACCTGATATCGCTGCAGCCCTTGTGCTAACACCAGTAGAAGTATCCCATTTGAAGGCACCACCGTTTAAAACTGTTGCAATTAAATCTTCACCAAAGTTATCTAACGACCATTGTCTCGCTTCTAAAGTTACGTTTGATGTGGATCTTGGTGTTCCCCATGTTGAAGCTCCCCATGTGTCTGTGCCCCAACCAAAAGCTGGCACAGATGTTTCAGGACCGATACTAATTTGATATTTTGCATTACCTGTACCTCCACCACTTGCAGTTGATCCCGATGCTGCGCTATCTGTGGTTACTACATAGGCATTATTGTTAGCCACTGACGTAATCTCGAACTCTTTGTTCATATCGAGACCATCAATAGTAGAGAAAGAGTCAAAGGTTACAAAATCACCTTTTTGTGCACCATGGGAGGTATCAGTCACTACCACTGAAGTAGTAGCATTAGTAGTAAATGGATTTGTTAGGGCTTGAGTTTCTCTAATAGGTGTGATGTCATAAGCTTTACCCTCTTCTATGACGTAAAGTTTTCTATCTGTGCCTACAGCGTTGTATCTTGTGCCATCTAAAGCTACCCATGCATGCTGATCACGAGCGACACCCACCAAAGTTGTAGAGATAAACTTCTCCCATCCTTTGATTTTTTGCGGCAATCCTTGAAAAAAGCGTACATTATCACCGTCTGTCCACTTGCCTTCGCCTGTGTAGTCGGTTACTTCTTTGTTAATGCCTGGTGCTGGTCTAAAATTTACTAATGGCATTGTGCCAATATATATAAATTACTCTTTTTTAGCAACCAATGTTCCTACATGACCTTTAAATGCTCTATTACCAAAGTGTGTTAAAGGCATCGCTAAATCTGCCCAAATATCTCCACCACACTCTTGCCACAATCTAGAAAAATAATAGTCTTCAGATAGATATCTTACTTGATCACCAGTTTTATAAGGACCTACAGCGAATAAGTCATAACAATTATCAGATTTAAAATATTTTCCGTTTACTATTTGATCAGACTCATATTTACGTTCGGGAAATTTTTTCATCATTCTACGAAATACTTCACGTTTGACTAACATCATTCCCGTAGCTGCTTCATTTACTTTAAAAAATCCATTTTCACCATTTATATTGGAGGGGTCATCAAAGTTAACATTATAACCTAAAGCCTTAGCTTCTAATTCATCAGGTGTTGCATTAGGGTTTTCTTCTAATATTTTCTTCATTTTTTCTAAATACAAATGTTTTCTAGGATAAATACCACATACAACATCCTTATCTGCACAGAGTAATCTTTCAACATTTTGCCAATTAAAACCAATATCAGCATCTACAAATAATAAATGTGTTGCCACATAATCTGTTTCGTCCATCATCATCGATACAATTGTGTTACGAGCACGTGTAATCAAACTTTCATTACCCATTGACTGAAATCTTAATCCTACTTTTTTTGCCATACTCCACTGTTGAAGTTCTAACAATCCATGAACTGTTGCCTCGGAAACCATTCCTCCATACATAGGCATGCCAAGATATATTTTAAAATTTTTATCTTTTAAATTTTCAGGTTTATGCATTGTTTGCTCCATCTCTAATAAAACTATACCAACCTGTAATAACATATTTTTCTTTTTTTTGACTTACTATACCTCTGTGTAGATGTGTCCATCCTGCAGGCCATATTAAAGTTAAACCTTTTTCTGCTTTTGTTTTTAAATTTTGATAAAAAAACTCTGTGCCTCCATCGTCTATATCATTTAAATAAGTCATAAAAACTAAATGTCTATTTATAACAGCTTTATTACCTGTATTTTCCATGTGCCATATTTTAAATCCACCACCAACAGGATACTTTTGAAAGTTAATATGTTCATTAATGTCAAAAAAAAATACTTCATTTGCTGATTTATAAACATCTAAATAATTATCTAATGCTATTTTTAATTTATTTCTATATTCACCAATAACACCGTCAAAATTTCCTTTGCTTAATAATACTTCTGTGCTTTCTTTTACATTTTTATCTATAATACCATCGTTATGTCTAGCAACAGCGCCATCAATATGATATTTTTTATTAAAATTAAAATACTCTATTAATTCGTCACATAAGTCATGCGGGATGTAAGTTCCATGTATAAGAGTATTTGTTTTATATTTCTTAGTTTTCACTTAGTCTTTTTAAAATATGAAGGCAAACCTAACATGGGCTTATTGTCAAAAATGTTTGTTTTACCAAAAGGTCCATTCTCATCGTTGTAATGTAAAAATACTTGTGCACAATCGTGTCCTTGAAAAGGTTCTCTCCAGTGTTCTAATTTTACACCTTTATAAACAAGCATATCACCTGGACTAAGAACCATCTTAATTCCGTCATTACCCTCTCCACCTGTAGGATCTAAAAAAATTGGCCAATCATCCCCACCTAAATTCATTGTGCATGATATTTCACATGAATCTCTATCCTTATGTCT